TCTCAAAGACATCAATCCCCCTTTTCCCCAAAACTTAAACATGGACTTCTTAGACAGTCTAATTTGGGAAAGGGTTGTTGATGAACAATATATCACTAACCCAACATTTTGTGTTAGTGACTATTTTGAAGTTATCAGACAGCCAGGGGATGGCAACTGTTTTTACCATAGCATTGCAGAACTGTTCTTTGATGTCAAAACACCATCTAGCTTTAGAAAAGTAAAGGAGCATTTACAGTTAGCAGCAGAAGTGTACTATGACACTGAGCCAGAGGCAGTAGGAACTGGAATCTCAAAAGATGAGTACATCAAGGTCGCAATGAAAGACAATGAATGGGGAGGTTCCTTGGAAGCTTCAATGTTATCAAAGCATCTCCAAACAACCATCATCTTGTGGGTGGTCAATTCGACAGAACAGGTTACGGCCGCTATTAAGTTTGGACCAGGCAGGGTATCAACAGCTCTAAATCTTATGCATGTTGGTCGCACACACTTCGATGCGCTTAGGATAATAGAACAGCTGGAGAACAACCAACCTCAAGACAGGAATAGGCTAGACATAGCAGACAGAATTGCAGCTGCGGAGGTTTATGTGAGACAGTCTATAGAGGACAATTTGCAAGAGGACGAATTCTTTGACTACGCAAGAGAGGATGAGATTTCAGAAGATGTCAGTGCACCAGGAGGCTCCAGAGAAGCAACTGAACTAAAAAAGAAGGCAATACTTTTAAACAAAACTGTTAAAAGAGGAGAAAACATACCAATAAGGGTAGGCAGAGTCCTTGACTGTCTATTCAGCTGCAAGATTGCAGTTAGTTTAGATGAAGGGCTACTCTATTTGAGACCTGAAACCAGGGAAAGTGAAGCCACCTCAATTTCTCTAAGACAACTTGGACACAAGCTACTCACCCGTGATAGGCACATTAAAATGGAATATGCTAGATCCAAACTCTATGTGACCAGGGATCTCATAGATCACCTAGATATAGGTGGCTTGCTTAGATCATCATTTCCTGGCTTAGGATTAGAGAGGTACATACAGCTGTTGCACTCAGAGCTTGTGTTAGACTTGGTAACAGTAGTGCTTGCTGTACTATTATCAACTTTCTTGTATGGCTCAAACAACAAGAATAAAAAACAGTTTATAACAAACTGTTTATTAAATACTAAGCTTTCAGGCAAAAGAGTGTTTAAAGCATTATCAAAATTAACTGGTCAAATGTTGTATCGTACTCCAAAAAGGGCAGTATCAATTGTGTCTCAAGAGCTCTATGGGAAACTAATGCTAAAGGTGAAGAACAACTTAGAGGGAATGGGACCAATAAGCATGCTAGCATTAAGGAATCTAAACTTTGATAATATGCAGCTTCAAGACTATCTGGAAATGTTATCTGAAATGTCCAAGATTGATAATTCTGATGTTGAATATACTCACAGAGAAATAAGTGACCTTCATACATTAGTTGAAAGGCTAAGTAAACTTCAGAAGTCTCAAGATGTTAACGAACTCAAGCTATGGTTTAAGGAAGAGGTGTTAACAAAAAGGTCACAAAGGAGTGTTGGCAATGCCTTTGAGTTTTTAATCAATGATTACTTTAAGAAGAAGGACATTATGAAGTTTGTTTCTACATCAGGGAAAGCATCAAGTACTGGAAACATTGGAAATGTGCTATCATATGCACACAACCTGTACCTCAGTAAGGAAAGTCTTAGAATGACCTCTGAAGATGTTACTCAATTACTAATAGAAATCAGAAAGTTGCATAAACTACAAGGTGATCTTAGTATTGAGCCAGTGGCCATAATTTGCGACAAGCTAGAGGACCAATTCAGAAAGCTATTCAGGGAGCTGCCTGAAGAATGCAGCAGCGAATGCCAGACACTATTTAATGACATACGCAACTCTCCAAGCCACAGTGTTGCGTGGAAACATGCTCTTAGACTGAAAGGAACAGCATATGAGGGGATGTTTGCAAAACAATATGGTTGGTCGTACATCTCAGAAGATATTAAACCTAGTTTAACAATGATTGTTCAGACTCTTTTCCCAGAGTCCTTTGAGGCATTTTTGGATAGGACTCAGCTACATCCAGAGTTTCGGGATCTTACCCCTGATTATGCTCTAACTCAGAAAATATTCTTTCCCAGAAACACAATACCTAGAACAGAAAACAGACAGCTTGCAATAGATGTCTCACTGGAAGGCTCTGTTGAGGCTGTACCCATTGTGGAAAAAAGAATGTTTCCTCTTCCTGAGGTTCCAATTGGAGAGGCTAACTCAATCAGTAGAGTTATGAATATATTCAAGGAGAAAAGGGAAGAGAGCATGCAAAAGAAACTTGAGCATGATAGACAGGCAGAAGCGAATCGACTAAAAAGTGCTGGATTAAGTGCCTCCAAGGCAGAGCAGGAAGTTTGCAACAGCGCTCAAGACAGAAAAGAGGAAAAAGAAAGAACCACAGAGCCTGCTGGAAAACAGCAGAGAACAGAAGACCTTGTTGTCATTGAGGGCAACCAAGATGAAGGTGATAGTGATCCACAGAAAAAAGTCGATGAAAAGACAGTTCCGGGGGAGTCAAAACAGCACTCCAAAAGCAGTGGATCAAGTAGCACGAACCAAATGAGCCAAAAAGTTGTAGATGTTCCCTCAGTAGAAGATAGCTCCGATCAAGCACCTGGTGATTTTCCAGATTATGGATACTACTTTAAAAGAATTGTCATGGATGAGAGTGGCACAGTGCTGACTGAAGAGGCACAATTAGAAAAGAGACAGTTACTCTTTATTGAAGTAGGCTACCAGACAGATGTTGACGGCAAAATTACTACAGATTACAAGAAGTGGAAGGACATTCTGAGGTTGCTAGAGCTTCTAAACATTAAATGCTCCTTTATTGCATGTGCAGACTGTTCTTCAACACCATCGAACAACTGGTGGATTAGTGAAGATAAAGTTAGGCTTTTAAAAAATTCAATTAGTCATCTGTTTTCAAAACTGACCCAGAATTCTCCTGCAGATGTCACAGACATAGTAGTTGGTTCCATAAGCACACAAAAAGTTAGAAGCTATTTAAAGTCTGGTACAGCAACTAAGACACCCATTTCACTAAAGGATGTGCAGGAAACATGGTCTAAAATGAAGGACTACATAGTAAACAGGCCAACTGGAATTTCACTGAACAAAGAGCTGGTTGGTGCCCTTTATCAAGGTCTTGTGGAAGGAGCAATAATTAGTAAAGAAGGCACAGTCAACTTAATACAGATGTTAAAAGACAAGCAGGAAAGAATCACAGATGAGTTTGAAAGAACAAAGTTAAAACATGAAGTCAATGAAGATGTCAAGACAAGTGAGAAATTACTGTTAGGTTGGTTAATGGAAGACCTCAAAGGCTGCCGTTGCATGGGATGTTTAACTAAAATAAAAGAACTCTCTGAATCAATGTCAGTAAACCAGGATAGGCTGGAGTACTTGTCAACCAACTGCCAAACAAAGAGTCACTGCACTGAATGCCACCCAAGAAGCTTAGAGTATAGAAATATTTCAAATGTGGACAATAGGGTTCCCAGCATGCAGAGAGTCAGTCATTCAAGAAATGAAGGTTTTGAAGATACAAATGAGACACTCACTGAACTAGATAGGCTTGTAAGATTAACACTGCCAGGTAAGACAGAGAAAGAGAGAAGAGTGAAACGTAATGTTGAAGGTCTAATCAGGTTCATGATGCAACAGTCAAGCTTAGACTGTATAAAGCTACCATCTGGACAAATAATTGCTCACAGATGCAGTAAAAAATTTAAAAACAGTTCAGAAGCTGAAGAGAAGTGCAACGAAAGATTTGAGAGGTTAATGAAAGAATTATCAGAGCAGAAGCTTAAGCCCTACTCAGATCATGTAAGGAAGACAATCACAAGTTCATTAAAAAAAACAGACAAGCAAGCAGGTTCTAAGTGTGCTGTACCAAGGTTGTGGCTAGAAACACTAATCAGAGACTTGAGGGTTCCTACAAAGGATGAGGAGATTCTTCTCAACATACGCACAAGTATGCAAAGTAAGACCAACTTCATCAGAAATAATGATAAACTCATTATCAGAAGTAATAAGGAAATTGCTGATTACTTAGAAACTAAAAGGAAAAATTTGTTGTCAGAAAAGGCCTCTGATAAAATCTTTTCATCTGATTGTATACTTTTCAAAGAGGTTATTGCGGAAGCTCTCAGGAGGTACTACAGTACTCCCTATGAAGGTGTGCCAGAAACAATAGTAAAACTCATCAACTTTTTGTGCACATTTGGTTGGTTTCAGGAGGTAGTCTTATACAGCAAGATCTGTGAAACTTTTTTGAGATGTTGTACAGAGTTTAGTAGATCAGGAATTAAACTGGTAAAGGTGAGACACTGCGACACCAACTTATCAATAAAACTGCCATCAAATAAAAAAGAAAACATGCTCTGCTGTCTTTACGATAAGAACATGTCCCTCTTAAAAGGCCCTTTTTTCCTAAACAGAAGACAAGCAATTCTCGGCAGTGCCTATCCTTACATACTAATAACTTTGTACATTCAAGTTCTGCAGCAACACAGATGTCTAGAAGTGTTAAACAGTGTTAATGACAGAGTTGTTGGCAATATTAACACCTGCACCAGCAATCTTCTGAACACAGTTAAAGCAGAACTAACACTGGTAAACTCTGGACTTTTTGAAAAAGCATATGAGTGTAGAACAGAGCAGTGTAGGTTAGGAGGCAACTTTTTGAACAGAAGTAGTAGAGACCATTTCATTTCAACTGTATCAGGCCTTAATGTTGTCTACGGTGCATTGATTAAAGACAATCTGCTAGCTAATTCTCAGCCGCAGAACAAGCAATTACAGATGCTCAGATTTGGCATGTTATGCGGGCTAAGCAGATTGTCCAGCGCTCTAGAGCTAGGTAAGAAGTTCTCTACAAGCTGCAGAAGGATTGAGGATAACATTATGAGACTGTATTTGCAGTCAACAATCTACTCTGCAAACAGAGATGTAAGTCAGAATGTGCAAAACTGGAAGATGAAAGATTTATGCCCTGATATTACTATCCCTTGTTTCTCAGTTTATGGTCTCTTTGTTAACAGTGACCGGCAGCGCATATTCGACATTTACAATGTACATATTTACAACAAAGAGATGGACAACTTTGACGAGGGGTGCATTACAGTCTTAGAGGAGACAGCTGAAAGGCATATGCTTTGGGAACTTGACCTTCTAAGATCTTTGGAGGGAGACACTAGGGATGTTCGAGCAGCAAGGCTCCTGCTAGGTTGTCCCAATATAAGGAAGGCAACTGACAAAGATGGAAACAGGCTAATGAAAAAGGGAATTACAGATGACTGGAGGGAAGAAGCTGGTAGTGACTCCTCTAGTATTAGTGGCAGAAGGTCATATGCCTCGAGTGGAACCAGAGTGAAAAGCATGTTCGGCAAATACAATTCTTCTCAAAAACCATTTGAGCTTAAGCCTGGTCTAGAAGTGGTAAATGACCCTCTTCATGATTATAAGCAGGCTGTACAAGATAGCTTCTGTTACTCAGAATACACCCCTAACACAGAAAGCGTGTTAAAGGACTGCATTCATATAATTAGAACAAATCCAAGTCACACAATGGGTTCATATGAGTTAATTCAAGCAGTGACGGAAAATGCGAGACGAAAATATCCTCCAGAAAATATAGAAAGAGCAAGAAAGGATCCCAAAAACTGGGTCAGCATATCTGAGGTCACTGAAACAACAAGCATCGTCTCACAACCTAGAACACATTTTATGCTCAAAGACTGCTATAAAGTTCTATTAGGAACAGAGAACAAAAAAATTGTGAAGATGCTGAGAGGTAAGCTCAAGAAACTAGGTGCAATGAGGACAGATATTGAGATAGGAAAGAAGGATTGTCTAGATCTGTTGACAACTGTTGATGGTCTGTCTGAGGAACAGTGTAAGAATATAGTAAATGGTATATTTGAGCCTTCCAAACTATCTTTCTATCACTGGAAGGATCTTCTAAAGAAAGAATTAAGTGAGGTTTTACTAACTGATGATGGTAACTACATTTATTGCTGGCTCAAAACATTATCTTCAATGGTCAAACACTCGTTGAAAAAAGACTTGCGGTTCATGACAGGTAAAAATTCCTTGGATATAAAGCCAGAAATGTTCACAGACGAAGAATATTCAGCTCTGAACATTATGAAGTTAGAATTGTTGGGCGAACATACTGATGGAATACAGGGCAAAACTGACTTCCTCTTGAGTTCTTGGAAAAAATGTGCCCTAAAGCCCAAAGAAGGCCAGTCAATATTAAATGTAGGGCTAAATAGTCTGGCTGCACTACATGATGAGCTCTATGATATTAGATTGCAGCATCTTGAGCTAACCCGAATAAAGAAAGAGAACCCAACTGTTAGCTTCACAAAAGAAGAAATTTTAGTCAAGCGGCTTGAAAAAGGATTCTTAAACAAGTATAAGAAAGAGGTGATGGAGGCAGTCAATTTAATCTTTTATTGCTGCTTAACAGCGCCTTGGTGTCTGCACTACAAATCACTAGAGGCATACCTTGTCCGACACCCAGAGATACTTGAAACAGAGTGCATCAAAGAAAATGACATACCTCTTCTAGACTTAACTGTCACCAGTCTAATTAGGAGCCTCATTGATGATATTGAAGGTGAGTCAAGCTTTAATGATTCTTCAGATATTAAAGTCCGCTTTGCAGTTAAGTATTTAATAACCCTGTTTACTGCAAATGGAGAGCCATTTTCCCTCAGTTTAAATGATGGTGGGCTCAATGATGATCTTCAGTTGACAACTGATGAGAAGCTACTATATCAAACAAAAAAAGTTTTTGCTAAACTTGGCCTCTCAGGAAATAATTATGATTTTATTTGGACTTTGCAGATGATTGCCAACAGCAATTTTAACGTGTGTAAAAGGCTTACAGGCAGAACAACTGGGGAGAGGTTACCAAGAAGTGTAAGGAGCAAAGTCATCTACGAAATGGTTAAGCTAGTAGGGGAAACTGGAATGGCAATACTACAGCAGTTAGCATTTTCTCAAGCCTTGAACTACGACCATAGATTTTATGCAGTCTTGGCACCCAAAGCACAACTTGGTGGCTCTCGAGACTTGCTAGTTCAGGAAACAGGCACTAAAGTAATTCATGCCACAACAGAGATGTTTAGCAGGAATTTGCTTAAGACGACATCTGACGATGGCCTTACAAACCCACATCTGAAAGAAACAAGATTAAACATTGGACTTGACATGTTAAGTACAGCCAGAGCACTGGACGGGAAGCAGGTTTCTGACGATAGCAACCTGTTAAATTTCTTTAAGACAGTCTGCATATCTGGTGATAACACCAAGTGGGGCCCAATCCATTGCTGTTCTTTTTTTTCAGGTATGATGCAGCAACTACTCAAGGATGTTCAAGACTGGAGTTCGTTCTACAAGTTGACATTTATTAAAAACTTATGCAGGCAAATTGAGATCCCTGCACCTAGCATTAGGAAAATACTGAATGTACTTAGATTCAAGCTGAGTGACAAGGGAGGTGTAGAAAAGCTTTCAGAAGAGGCCATAAGGTCAGAATTAATCAACAATCTAGCAGAATGGGAAGGGAACGATACTGTTAAATTTTTAATAACAACCTACATCAGTAAAGGCATTATGGCAATGAATAGCTACAACCATATGGGACAGGGCATTCATCATGCCACTTCTTCATTGTTAACATCCATGATGGCAGAGACATTTGAAGAACTTGCTGTTGATTATATGAAGAAGCATTTTCCAGGCCTCACAGTGAATGTAGACCACGCAGGAAGTTCAGATGACTATGCTAAGTGTATAATAGTTTCTGGTCTGGTTTCCAAAGACATGTATAAAAGGTATGATGGAGTTTTTTGGAGACACATGTGTAGACTCAAAAATTTCTTAGCTGCGGTACGACGCTGCTGTCAGATGAAAGATAGTGCAAAAACCCTAGTTGGAGATTGTTTCTTAGAGTTTTACAGTGAATTTATGATGGGAAATCGAGTAACTCCAGCAGTCATTAAATTTATATTTACAGGATTAATAAACAGTTCTGTCACTTCTCCCCAAAGCCTGGTTCAGGCTTGTCATGTTTCTAGTCAACAGGGCATGTACAATAGTGTCCCCTTGGTAACAAATGCTGCTTTTACAATTCTTAGACAACAAATCTTTTACAACCATGTTGAGGATTTTATTAGAAGATATGGACTAATAACGCTTGGGGCAGTCTCGCCATTTGGCAGACTTTTCTTACCTAGGTTTTCAGGACTGGTCAGTTCATCAGTGGCCCTAGAAGACAGTGAAACTATCTCAAAAGCAGCTGCTGAGATTAACTCCAATGACATTTTCTTCAATACAAGTAGTCTAAGCAACCTTGACAAATTAGAACAAAGTCCTGATAGTTCAGGTTTAGATGATGATAGTGTAGTAAGTACAACTACAGTAGAGTCATCAGACTCAAAAGGATCATCATCAAGTTTCACTTTTGACTTAAACCGTCCGCTGTCGGAGACTGAGGTCAAATTTTTGAAGCTTTTGAGAGAATTGACATCAACAACTGCATGTGAAATGCTACAAGAAAAGATAAACACTCTCTACAATGATTCTAGAGAAGGCCCTTTGGATAGGCATAACATCTTACAAAACTGTAGATTGTCTGAGTCATGTGATTGGTTGCTTGACGGTAAGAAGAGGGGTCTGCTTGAATTATCAAGAAGGATGTCTTGTCTGCTCAATGTTTTGATTGCAGGTTATTATAGGTCATTTGGAAGTGAAGGAACAGAAAAACAGGTAAAGGCCTCCTGGTCTAGAGACGACAATAGAGTTATTGAAGATCCTATGATTCAACTTATACCAGAGAAGCTAAGAAGAGAGCTAGAAAGACTTGGTTTATCAAGGATGGAAGTGGATGAGTTAATGCCAGCTGTAGGCCCTGATGAGAGCCTTTCTCAATTAGTAGCAAAGAAACTCATCAGCTTGAATGTATCAACTGAGGAGTATTCAGCTGAGGTGTCAAGGTTGAAGCAGACTTTAACTGCCAGGAATGTGCTACATGGGTTAGCTGGCGGAATTAAGGAGTTATCATTACCTATATACACCATATTCATGAAGCCTTACTTCTTCAAAGACAATGTGTTCCTGGACTTAGAAGACAGATGGAGCTCTAGGCACAGTACTAATTACAGAGACAGCACAGGTAAAATGTTGACAGGGAAAGTAGTAACCAAGTTTACCCACTGGTTGGATACTTTCTTGTCCTGTGTTGTGAGTGCCAACCGTTCACAAGAGATTAAAGAATGCTCTCTTTTCAACCCAAATCTTAGATGTGTGAATATAATGGTGAAAGGAAACGGTATAAAGGAACTGTCTTACATTAGAAGCCATTTATCAGTGCTTTCTGTTGAATTTGAGAATTTGAACCTGCAATTTTCTGATGTGAACAGGCAAAAGCTTAAAATTGTTGAAAGTAGACCACCGGAGTGTGAATTGGAAGCAAATAAGGCAGTTATTATCAAATCCAAATTATTTAGTGCAGTAGAACATGTTAGACTTTCAAATAACCCTGCTGTTGTAATGGGTTACCTCTTGGAAGAGTCTTCAATATCAGAGGTCAAACCTACTAAGGTTGACTTTTCAAATCTGCTGAAACATAGGTTTAAACTTATGCAGTTCTTCCCTTCTGTCTTTACTTTACTGAGGTCTTTACAATCTGAATCAAAAGAATTAGAAAAACTAGGTGAGCCAGTTGACATGCATCAGGTTTCAAAATATGCTAATCATCTGACTCTGCTCTGTAGAATGATACAGCAGTCAAAACCCTCATTGACTGTCTTTTATATGCTGAAGGGTAGCCAAATGAATACGGAACCAACAGTTTCTGAATTAGTAAGCTATGGAATTAAAGAAGGTCGGTTCTTGAAGCTACCTGAGATAGGGTTGGATGCTAGTACATATTCTGTAAGGTATTGGAAAATATTACACTGCATCTCAGCAATTGGAGAGCTCCCTTTGAGCAGCGAAGATAAAACTTCTCTACTTATAAGTTTCTTAAATTGGAAAGTAACTTCTGATTGTGTTGATGATTGTTGCCCATTAGAAAAATATGATAAGGCCATAGTAAGTGAATTTTCAGGACAAGTATTAATCAACACTTTAGCTAGTGAACTGAGTTCTGTTAGAAAGGACCAAGAAAGAGAGGGCCTAACTGACCTGATTGATTACATTAATTCACCAAGTGAACTGTTGAAAAAGAAGCCTTATTTAGGTACAACCTGCAGGTTCCAATGCTGGGGAGAAGGAGCCAAATCTGGAAAGTTCACTTACAGCAGTAGAACTGGAGAAGCCATCGGCATCTTTGTGGCTGGCAAATTGCACATCCATCTTACTTCTGACTCACCTGGTTTGCTTTGTGAAGTCGAGAGGCAGGTCTTAAGCTGGCTTGGTAAGAGAAGAACTGATGTGCTAACAAAGGAACAACATCAGTTCTTCTTAGACTTCCTTCCAAACCTTAGTGAGGTGGTGCAAAAAAACAGAGATGGTGCTATTTTGGGTGTTACAATAGACAGCACAAATGTCAGAATGCTGAAGTATGTCCCTCCTAAGAGAAATACTCCTGTGATTAAGATCAAGAAACAAATACTAACAGTTAAGAAACAAACAACTTTGGATGTGGAAAGTGAGCCAAGAATAGTCTGGGGACATGGTCAATTATCGATAGTGTATGATGAATGCGAAACTGAAACCACATATCATGAAAACTTAATCAAAGTTAAAAAACTTGTTGATCTGGCATCAGGAACAACAGACAAACTCCCAACAGCTATCTTTTCAGACACAAGGATCACATTAGCCAGAGTGAAGTTTAAGACAGAGCTCCTGTTGAATTCACTATGTTTGCTTCACTGCTTCCTAAAGCACACTAGCCAAGATGCCATCCAAGAAGTTGAGAGCAAGTGTAATGTGCTGGAAAGGTATCTAAGATCCGGTGGTGTACAATTTAGACCGATGAGTGAGTCATTGGACAAAAAAGTAACTAAACTTCCTTTACAGTGTCAGTCTGATAAAGACGTTGATAAAGAGATTAACTTCTGTGAGGACTTGACTAGAGTCTTTTCTAATGAAAATGTGCCATTGAGTTCATGGTCAGAGGTCCAGTCTTACATAGAAGAGGTTGGTTTTGGTAATGTGCTTGTACATATTGAGAAAAATCCAACAAGAAGTGATTTAATATGGCGGTTTTCAATAGACTCAATCAGCGGAAATTTCGGACCAATAAAGGACATTAGAACATTAGTGACTTATATGAGCACTGAAACAGTACCAAAGTTTCTACTACCCTTTCTGCTCTTTGAGGAGCAGCTTAAGCACCTCATAGCTGGCTGTGTAGAATTAAGAGATGCACTAAACAGCTCAGGGATAAATGACCGAGAAATTGCAATTGTTGCGCTATTTACTTGTTTTTATTACCAATCTGACTCAGTTAAGAGGCAAGGGCCTGTATGCTCAATATCCTCATTTTGTAGTTTAATAGGAGATGATTTACTGCCACTTGACAACAGACTTCAAGCCAGAGTTCTTCCTGAACAGGACAATGTTAAACTTCACTTCAAACTCAATCTCACAACAGACAGTGCATTAGGCAAAAAAGACAAAGCAATTCAAGCTAAAAAAATCATCAGCAGATATTTAAGGCTCATATTCACAGAAGATGACATGGATTTAAAGAGACTCAAAAGTGATGCCACCAAAGTAAAACTGTCGTCTGAAAAGGAGTGTGAATTCTTAGAATTTTGCCTACACAGTGACCTTTCTTATGCCTTGAACTACAGAGTACTATTAGAACATCTTATAGACTTAGAAGACAGAGCTAAAAAAACTGCTTGTGTGCTCATTGAAGAATTTATTCTGATGCTAACAGGAAGGTTGATGATCTCAAGTACAATTGACTCAGATAGCAAAAGGACATTAGAGGATGATGCCCTCTGTTTGGAGGATCTGCTTGATAGTGACAATGAGGCATCCAGCTCAAAGTCTGACAATGAAGAACAGATAGCACTACAAACTGGTAAATTTAACTTCAACTGGGATTCAGACTGAGCTCGGTTGCCATTAACAGTAACCTACTAACTAAATCTGTCAACTTTTCTCATCTTTAACTAGCCATTTATTAATAGGGGTGTGGGGGAACGATTTCTTTGAGA